GAATATTATCAGATACATCACCTTCCATAATCCTATATGCTAGGAAATTATTTGGTGGTATTTGATATTCAGCCCTGATTACCTCTGGAGTATAGAGTATTTTTTTGGTAGGTGACCACACCGATATTCTATCATTTACAAGTTGTAGAAAATCTTTGTCAGTGCTCATTAATGTGATTTTACTATCAGTCAAAACCTGCTTGGCAATATATGCCATTGTGTCATCAGCCTCAATATTCTCCACCGTAATCAGTGATAACGGAAGTGTCCCCAAATAATCAACAGTCTTTTTCAACTGCTCCATCATCGACTGATGTTCGTCCTCAGCGGTACTGAATGCATCCGCTCTATTTAATTTTGATACTTTCCGTTTTCCTTTGTATTCTGGATACAATTCTCTACGGCGCACCGAACCACCCTTGCCATCAAATGTGATTATCAGCCGAGTGGGATTTAATGTTTTGACAGTATATGCTATAGACCTCAAAAATCCGATGATTCCACCGACATGAGCCCCATTTGTATTTGTCATGGGTACGGCCGAAAAGGCCCTGATAAATGTATTTAGTCCATCGACTATCAACACGTTGCTATTATATTCCAGATCATCTGCATTGTCATGTTCCTTCTGAACTTGATCCAGTATCCGTTGTAATGTTTTATTGTTCATTTACACCTTTCTAAAAAAGGGGCATTCTTAACTTCTAATATTTATGTATGTATTTTGGAGTAACAACCTAAAAAGCAAAAATGCCCCAAGTCCGATGAAGATTAACTGTCGTCTTCCAACATCTCTTCAATTTCTTCCACTTCGGCATCCAATACCACCGGCTCGTCTGGAGAATTTCTGTATTTCAATATGGTTTTTTCACATATTTGATCGTATAGATATTTTTCCAATTTGGGATTTTTCTCTAAAACCTCTTCAAATTTCTTTGCCTGAAATTTTATTTCTTTATCCTCGTACTCGATGGTGTACCAAGCTCCGGCCTGTTTGACAATCTTATGAGCGGATAAAATTCTTATCCAGCTCCCAATGTCATCAATTCCAGAAGCGAAACTTAGGTTGAATTCGGCCTGCCTCAGAGGCGGACCCATTCTATTCTTGATTACCTGTGCTTTAATTTTCATTCCAACGACCTGTTCTTTTGTACCAGTACCAACCTTTATTCGGCCAGCGTTCTTTAATCTAACTCTAACTGATGCATGGAATGGCAATGCCTTTCCACCAGAAGTAGTCCATTGGTCACCAAACATTGCACCCAACTTCTGCCTCAATTGATTTGTGAAAACCAATGCGACACGTTGTTTACCAATCATTTGTGTGATTTTTCTCATAGCCTTTGAGATAATAATGGCTTTGCTTGTTGCCCAACCATCCTTATCAAAATCGGCTTCCATTTCAACCTTTGTACTGGCTGCGGCTATACTGTCCACAAGAATTGTAACCAGTCTGCCCTTATCTTGTTCCCTAACCTTTGTCACAATATTTTCAATGTGTTCAAAAATCTCTTCAACTGTTTCCACATGATCATAAATCATGTTCTTAACATCCACTCCAATGGCTGTCAAAAATTGTGGGCTAACTGAAGTTTCAGTATCAATGTATATGGCCACCCCACCTTTACGCTGGGCGTTAGCCAAGATGTGAGCACCGACAAGACTTTTGCCAGTACCTTCCAATCCATTAAATTCAGTGATTCTACCCACGGGTATTCCCCCGTTGGGCATATTTGATATCGCTAAATCTAGTTCTGATGATCCAGTGGAAATTCAATCCGTTACATCTGTGGGTGATTCTTCGCTATCTAAAAAGAAAGCGGATTTTTCGGCGGATGATTTGTTAATCGAATCCGCGATCATTGAGGCTAATTCGTCTCTATCTCTCATTTGCGTCTCCTAAAATAATATGGGGAGACTGTGAAGTCTCCCCGTATCGTTTATTATTTAGTTTTTCTTGTTAAAAATGTCATCGAAATTATCAATGGAAGCAGTTTCAACATGTTCCTGCATTTGAGATTTTGTCATACCGTCTCCGGCTGTATCAGATTCTTCCTCTGCATCTGGGCTAAGGTAATCATTGAGAGCCTCTGCCAAATCATCATAAGAAAGTTCCTGATAAATTTCGCGGACATCTTTTTGATTTTCCAAGAAGTTATCCAGTTGTGCCTTATTGGCGGTTAATGGTGTAACATTTGGCTTAACGCGAATGTTAGTTTTTGGAAAACTCGCACCGACTTCTTCCGCGGTTTTGAATTCCACGACTACATCACGACCACTTGTTGGGTCGGTAATGTCACCGTAGTCTGGGTCAGACATGAATCCGAGCAGTTCTTGGTAAACTGTTTTTCCAAAACCCCAGAATTTTACACCCTGATCTTCTTCACCACGTACCACGATTGGAACATAAGTTCTCATCTTAGCACTAAGTTTCTTAGACAGTTTCCAACCTTCTGAATCTCCTGAAGCCCGCAGCTTCTTAGAGAATTCCTCGATTGGATCGGGTCTCTGAAATGACAGTGGAGACAAGTAGTTCTTGCCACCTAAGTCATAATGAAAAAGTAACTCAATGAATGGATTATCATGATCCATTTTATAAGGTACGAGTCTGATTTGGGTTTTTCCGGAAGATGGTTTCCAGAGGTTGTTTACACGGTGATTTGTTGATTCTAGCTGTTCTAGACGTTTTTTTAATGCATTAATATCGGCCATTTTTGTTTCTCCTAAGTGTTTAAATGCTCATTCGTTAATGTTTAATTAGTTATATTTAATTCATACAACCTGTGTTTCTTTTCACATTAATATATAGTAAGCAGGCAAAGAAAAACACCCTTTTATTTTGGGTGTTTTGAAAAAAAATCTTACTATTTTTTTAATTATTTTAGTTAATATTGCCCCCATAATTAACTACCAAGAATTGGGCATTGGTCTGAATTTCCACTTCAATATCGACCGATTTTCCAGCTTCAACCAGTCTCATTATATTTGCATGTAATACACCATTCCGATAATTCAGATGGTAGTCATTTACATTTTCTGGAGTCAGTGTGATTTCCATAATTCCACCCCTATAGGTTGAAGCTTCCGGCTTTTTCACCAGTTTTGATATTAATAAATGACACCCCACTGATATCGAATTGGTATGTTTCGGCACATTTGTGGCAAATTGAACCATCTTCGGAATATTCAACTCCTTTGTGATCGTTGCAAAAATCATTTTCACAAATAGCACACTTGTCAATAAAAATCGGTTGAGATTCGCCCCATATCAAAGTTTCTCCGCTGGAATTGAAATGGTCGTGGTTGGGTCCATATTCAACATAATGATTGCAAAAATCACAAGCATGTCTTTCGAAATCGACTTCCACCATTTTTTTGAGTTGATTGGTTGACATCTTAGATTTCCTCTACACCTTCTGATAGAGCCCAGTTGTAAAGGCCTTCGTCATTCATAATCCACAACTCACGTTCGTCGTCGTCAAGATCAAAATTTGGTTGACCTATAGCCGCTCGGATGCCCGAGTCGAGTTCAGCTCTGTTGTCGTCAATAAATTCTTGCAATGTCATTTTAATTCTGTCCTTCTAAATCGTTAATAAATTGTTCTGCCAACTCGATTGCGGCCGATGCACACCCCTGACGAGATTGTGTGCCGTCTGGATGTGTCATTATTTCTCCATCACCACCCATATAATCGTATTCAAATTCGGCCAATGGTACATTTGAATTTTCACTCTCAACTATAACCGTATCTGGACCCTCAAAGTCCCACCAATATTTACTCATCTTAATTTTCCTCAATTTCTTCAATTAATACTGGGATTGTCTCGTCGCATGGGTTTCCACCATTTGCCCAGTTATTCAAGTGTGCTATAATATATGCCTGTGCAGACATATCGTTTTCTGTACCGCTTACTGCCTCTTCAATTAGGCCGATGGCCTCATTAATTAAGTCTTGGGCGTTAGTCAATAATTCGACTCTTTCACTTTTATGCATTTGATTGTCCTCTCTTATCATACCTCAAGATACAAGATAAAAACGACAAAGTCAACCGTTATTTTCGCTTTTTTGAAATTAATTTCCTTTGAGCAAGTCTTTTTCCAACTGTGCAAACATATTTGCATGGATGTGTTTCTCATAGATTTCAAGAGTCCGTTCAAACCCCTGAATTTCTTTTCGCAGTGTAACTACGGCCGCATAATGTTTATATGGATCATCACCCTTCGCGGCGATATTATACGCTTCCATTAATTTTCTCATGTGTTCCGTATTAATTTTCATTTCTTAACCTTTCTGCTAAAAATTACCGTAGTCGACCTGAAAACACGGAACCCCAATTTCGTTTCGCCATAATTCGACCACGGAATCTCTGTCATCTAGAACAAATAGGATATTATACTTGTCCTCAAGAAATTGTTCATACATTTCTTTTTTAACCGTACTGTCTTTACGCATATCACCCGCTTCACGCATAATCAACTGGTTATAATGGATGTTATGTGTACGCAGCCAAGATTCAGTCAAATCACGGGAAGAACCATCGCGTGCCGAGAATAGAATGATTTCAACGTGTTCGTCTTCGTCATCTTCATTGAGCATCATGTTCGAATATCCGTATGTATCCAATACGTGGCGTACTGGGCTATTCACTGCATCAGTATCCACCTTGTCCCAATCGTATGGGCCCCTAGCAACCATCTTTGCCAATGTCCCATCCAAGTCACATACGATTGCTTGTGGCAAACTCTGATCCTGAATATTGGTGAACATTGGATTATCCACTGGTGGGCAATATGATTTTGGAGTCACTTTAAGATTCTTGTTGATGTATTTGGTGAAAAATTTCTTAACCACTCCCTCTGGCACCTGATCTTCAGACGGTCGAGTAGCGTTACGATGTAACGCAGTTTTCAGCTCCACATCAATATATTTTTCTATCACTTCAACATCACCCACACTCTGTGCAAGTCTGTGCCATTGTGATACGGTTTTACCTTTTAAGTTGGTGTCATCAGTAACCACATTCAACCCTTTTTGTAGGGCCTTACGAGCCATCGCCATAACTGTATCTTGGATAACCATTTCAAATACTTCAGAATATACTCCGGCATTTGCCATCGTCCTGAAATCGTCTCGGTTAACGCGAAGCCAATTCTGTGGGTCCTTTCGAACCAATTCCTTTGCATAGGTGGACTTACCACAACCTGGTACTCCCCTAACAATAATTAATGTTTTCATTTATTCCACATCCTTTAATTCTTCGAAATTTTCTTTAGCTCTCATTTTGTCAATATCCATGTAAATCACCTGTTGTCCACATGAAATACAATTATCAGTATATTCCAATACAAATGTTTCATTATCACGCCTTACCATAAATAACCCAATTTCACAAAATGGGCATTCACGCCTATACATTGAATTGTCATCAGATTCCAGTAAATTTGCATGATACACTTTTATTGGTTCATTTAATATATTAATCGGTTTCATTGTCATACTCCAAAATTGTATCATTTTCCAGCTCTTTTATGAGAATGGCAATATCATCCCATTCCACATAATCCCCAAACTCATAACGGTCTTTTTCAACCTATGTTGAATATCCGCCGATGCGATCACTGTAGGGATCAATTTCAGCTGCCATATCGAATCGGCTCAAATCTTTTAATCGCGCAATTATGTCCTTTTTATTCATTGTCATCATCCAATATATTTCTCATATCCATGTCCCGTATTTCCAATTCATGTAAAACTTCATTCAGTTGTTCACGTAAATCTTCATTTTCTTCTTCCATATCAGTTATGGTATCCGACAGTAAATCGTTACTATCTTCGAAATCAAATAGCTCCTTTTCAACCGAATCCACATATTCAATAGTGGCCTGAATTAATATTCTAAGCAATTCTCCAATAATGTCATTCTTATTCATACTATAATATACAAGATATTTATGAGAAAGTCAAGCTTTATTATTCCCATTCCTTATCTTTTTCATATTTTATATTAATTTTCTGGGGATACTCAGTGCCCCAAATAGTATTCATTATGTATCGTTTAACCTGAGCGGGATCTATGCCAACGTAGTACCCCTTGTATGCCCCTCGGCTTAGTTCTTCGTGTGATATACCAGTGAAATCTGATTCAGAAATAGTGTATTTCTTCCAAGCTGGAGATACAATCATAATCGTACTGCCACGCTTACACCATTTCCATACACCACCTAGAACGTGAATATCCCTATATTGACCATAATGATTTGACGAATGAATTCTCTTCTTTTTCAATATTTCGGGGATTTTTCTCATTATCCAAATAATCCTTCATAGTCAACTCCAGCTGATTGAATTTTCAATTTGGCCGATTCAAATGTTACTTCACCATTTGGAAATGCCAATAATTCCAACATTTCAAACGCCATTAGATGTTCATTGGTAGCCGGTAACCACAATTCATCTTTAAAACATTTACTCCGAACTTGATCATTTTCATATTTCATCGCCCCCAATTCGGCAAATTTGGAGAAAAATAGATATCTCCGACCAGTAAAACTTCTAACCGCTTTCTTTTCCACCTGGATGAGTTGAATTGAAAAATCGCCATTGATTGTATCCCCGACATTAAAATAAATGTCCCCAACATTGATGTCTTCAATTTTAGTTAATTTTGTTTCCGTTCTAGTGGATGTGCCCAATTCGGTAAAATGCATAAAAGCCTTTTCATCCTTTTCAAACACACCGTCTTCAAAGTACACCATAACAGTGTTAAAATCCCCACAATCCAAACATTCCCCATCAATGAATTCGAAACTATTTAGGTTAAGATCATCTATGGAGCGATGCAAAATTTGCCCCGAATCAAATAAATTCCCGTTTTTATCCACTTCAATTAATCCATCATAATCTGGATGTTCGATTATAAAATTTACATCATTTGATCCACATTGTTCACAAATCATTTTACTAATTTTTCTCATTATCCATTCCCAAATTCTTTATAAACTTCAATTAGACCCGGAATAGCAAGTAATTCATATTCACAATACGATTGCAATCTGTCCATATCACCATCAAATTTTTCATCATTCAAATCTTCATAGAACATCAAATACAATTCTCTGATTTCGTCCGTGTCGGGCAGTATCTTATAATTCCACCAATCTTCAAATGCGGCCCATTCACAAAATTCATGAAATTCAGGATACCACGTTTCGTCTTGCAGCCGTTCTGTAGTCTTGGGGATATACTTATAAATTGGTGGCTCGTGGTACATCACTTCCACTTCAATAGGTTCCATTTTAAGATTCCTCGTATCCATATAGTTCGTCAAGATGTGCCCACATCTCATCAAACAGATGACCCTTTTTCAAAGCGTATCTGAATGTTGGGTACTCTTTAATGTATGCCTTAAACATTCTATGGCCGTTCCGCTTGGAACGTCTGGTGTTCGCAATCCTATCCGATAATTTCAGGAATATTGCGGCATCACTCTCTCGTGTTTTGGGGTATGTTTTCATTCCCCTTTCGATTCTGTTTTTGCCCAATTCGTTGGTGACTCTATACACCAAATCGGCAACAGTGGTTCCAATTTCCTTTTCCAAGTCACCATAACTGGTATCGGTATCTTCAATTACGTCGTGGTTCCATGCGGCCGAAATCAGATGTTCGTACCGTTCGTGGAATCCCCGAATTAAATGTTTATATTCTTCAACCACGTTTACAACTTCACTCAGATGAGTTTCGTATGGTTTACCATCATAGGTCTGGTTGGCTTTGTTGTGCCTAAGTATCGCGTATTTCCGTGCTCCCTCAATCATCATCTTCCTCCAATAATTCTGTCATGTGTTCCTTATCAAAAAGGACTCGTTCTAAAAATTCACCCAATTCCTTGAGATGTCGGGCGTTGAATTGGAATTCTTCTGGATTCACAAAGAATCCCGAATCCCTATTAATTGTATATGTTTCATCTTCATTTTTTCTGAATGAAACCAATGGTAATTGTTCAACTTCATCACTGGGTCTGCCCCAGCGTTTTGGTTCATACTGATAATTCCTACTGATCAATTTCCCTCCACGAGCTCCCGAAGTGGCAACCTCAAAATGACGGGAAAATTCATTCTCCATTAGAGTGTTATGATCAGCTTCCCTATTAAAATCTGCCAGTTTTTCACGAACCCCATTTTCATAAGTTTTCATGTGATCATTGGATACTTGTAGAATTTTCTTGAATTTACCCAATTTTCGTTCCCGACCCTCTTTGTGACCCAGATACATTCCACTTGGGTTATATGCAAATCTACCAGGAGATATATTAGAATCAACATAATCTCTTGTAATCCTAATACGCATTTGGTTGGTTAGACCAGATTGGCTGGTGATGTTGTTTCCGAGTATAGTAATTGAATGGTCGTGAACCCTTTCAATCTTAATCGAAATATATCTGCTGTTCCTAAACAGATACACCAGATTGGTATTCAAAAATTCCTGTAACTTATCAAAGTCTTGTCGTTCTACATTTGCCATTTAAATCATTTTCCAATTAAAAGTTGGTAATATTTTATCGAATTGCATTTTTTGAAAATTGTCCATTTTCATGTCAACAAAAACCCTTTTGGGTGTTAATGTCAATGTATATGGACAGTGAACCATGCCACTTAAAAATATGGTGGCACCCTTTGGAAATTTAACAAAGTCATCCATTTCCACTAAACGGGAATAAGGTGTCCTAAAGACATCCTCTAAAATTTCTAATTCTTCTTTTGTCATGTGTTCCTCTCTTATCATACTAGAAGATACAAGATAAAAATGACAAAGTCAACCGTTATTTTGCAATTAACCTAATTTATTTACCATTGATTCATTCCATTGGCTCATCCAATGATCATCAGTTGCACCAACATGTCCCGCTCGTACACATTTTCCCATAGAATCGGCAAAATCATCGTAATGGAATCGGTCGGCCAGTCTAACAACATAACCTTCAACTGGATCACCATTGAACCCATTTACCATTATTTCATCACCCAATTCACGAATTAAAGCTTCGTCATATATACCTTCATATATGGTGCTAACCGGCATTAGTCCGGCGTCCACCGCGTAATGTTGGGCTGCTTTCCACGACAAACAAATATTATCGGCCTGCCATATAGAAAACACCTGAAAATAATTGTCCAAATTTTTGTATTTTATCGCATGTTCCGCGTACAAATTCTCACCACATATTCGCCAACCCGCTGGAATTCTGTATTTAATCGACCCATGGATTCCCTTAACATAATTGCGGCTAGCGTGATGCCGACTATCCAATGACCGAGCATGAATATAATCATTATACATTGTAGTATTTTCACCATCCATTTTGATAGTGACCACTACTTCTTTACCAACAAATTGATTGGGATTCTGCATCATCTTATCATCATTCTGTAGCCCCTCTGACCAAGGGAAATGATATGTGCGTGGGTACTTGAAATATTTTTGTGTATTGCCCCACTTATCATAATCTACTCTTGGGTCATAGGTTCCATTGGGTAGAACTGCCGTTTTGATACCAATAATTTCACGCAATTCAGCGGGTGTAATAGTTCCATTTTCAGCGTCAATGTGATGCTTGGAGCATAATGATGCCCCATTGTCTAAGTAATATCCACCATCTTTGAACAATTTTCTATCCATGATATGATGTGCATCAACGGCTTCTTCACCACACATAACGCACAGTGATATATCCCGCTCAAATACTTGCATCCCAAATTCTTTTCTACTAAGTAACATTGTGTAACCTTTTATATTCCTCATCTTCGAATAGGATTTCCCCGTTTCGTTCAACCCTAACAATGTCAAATTTTCTGTTCTTTTTTGACGTAAAATCTTCGTTATGCGTATCCCAAATAGAACCGGCATACGTCAAATATACTCTATTATTTCTAAATGTCAAACTATCGTATGGCTGTAAATCTTTTAATTTCATTATTCTTCCTCTTGTGTGACGAATTCCTCTTCTAAAAATACTTCGTCAAATTCTCTTAAAATCATATTGCACATATCCACTGTACCATCGTAATATTCGGTGCTCAAATCTTTTTTCATATTGGTTCGCAATTTATTATCCATCCACATAGCTGCCCACACCTTATGTGCCAATGTCCCCTTTGATATCAATTCCAGCCTTTTGTTCAATTCTTTAACATAATCACTATGAAGAATTCGACCTTTTTCTTTACCAACAGCGAGGGCAATTTCATTTTTTAAATCGCTGGCCATTATTTTGTTACCAATATTTCAATTTCGTATAAATAATCCCAATGACCTTTGGTTTCATATTTGATTACATCGTTATGGTATTTCAACTTATGCAACGAATCATTGACACCCAATATCGTGTCAACCGATGTACTCACGCTGTCCCTACGTGAACCAGTATTACCAGTAAATGACACGTAAACATTAATCCGTTTGCGTGACTTTTTAATTGTGACAGTCCCCAACCCAGAATGATATGCACCATTTTCAGATTGCCTAACCACTTCTATAACATCAGTTAGATCGTCGGGGTTGATAACGTCTGATAGCTTATCCTTAATATCGGAAGCTAATTCAAACATTGTATGTTCTTCAGTCATATTTGTTCATTCTCTTTCCATATCACAAGATACAAGATAAAAACGACAAAGTCAACTGTTATTTCATTTTGGGCATAAAAAAAGCCCCCATAAGGGGGCTCTTTGAATTATATTTAATGTTTATAACCGATCTGACCCTTAACAGCGTTGGGGTCTTTCTTGCCGACTGGTTCCCACATTGACCACCCTACCATATAAACCGGAACAATAATTGTTTCGGATAGGATAATGGACCAGACCACATTGCCAAATACGATTTTGTATTCGATGTCTGGATTCATCACCTGATCTTTATTTGCCAGCCCATAAGTATCATAGGTGATTCCATCAATTGTTTTTGGGTTTGCACACCCGATTGTCATTACTAGTACGGCCAATAATAGTAAAATTGTAATAAAACGTCTCATTTGTAACTCCTTTTTTTTGTTGCCTCAAGATACAAGATTATACTGACAAAGTCAAGCTTTTTCTTTAATTTTCTTTAGATTCCCATTCGGTTACATTTATGATGGTGTATATCCGAGTGGGTATTTTGACAAACCCCGATGAGTTTGTTAATAACAGATTATTTCTGAATTCATCTCAATCAATAGGAAATTGCTTATCCAGTACCCCATTATTTTTACGCCTGATTATTTCATTTAGAGCGTTAATAGTGTATAGTGTATTTGATTGCTTTTTCCTATGCAATGAAATGGTATCCTTATTTGTAAGGTAATTTTCCGTTTCCTGTTCAATATTGTACGTGCATATCAGCTGATGAAAATTATCTTCATTCTGAAATACATACACCTTATTAAATAGTATATCGTGATAATCAATTATCAAATCCAATGTATCGTGTAGTTGGTTCCTTTTCGAGAAAGTACATAACAGCTGCGTTCTCATATTATTTTTCCTTATCCGATATTTCTTTAAATCGTTTTTGCATTTCCTTACTATACTGCATAGTATTGGATGTTTTGCCTGTGGCACCAGATTTTGATCTATAGGTTTTGTACCCTATTTGTATTTTTTCACCACCAGCTTTGACAGCATATACAAATACGACTTTCCCAGTGATATTATTATTGGCATCTTTAGTCAATTCATCAGTCTCTTCAAGTCTGAATTGTTTCTTGAATTCTGTAGTATTTTGTACTCCCAATGCTTGCCTCAATACATCACCATTAACCACTGTTCCACCCATATTGATATCCAAGCTATCCCCTACCATACTTCCAGGGTTACCCTCTTCATATTTCTTAGGCGGGTAATCCAATAATTTCAAGTGGAATCCCCTAATCGTTTCTTCAGCTTCCATTAATCTGCCCAATGGTACATCTACCCCGTCGACTTCGGCAACTGTTTCATTTAACGCGTTGATCCTATCTCTCTGCAATTTAACAGCCAATTTACGCTGGACCGATAGGTTCTTTTTAACATCAATCCCCTCGATATCAGGGTTCTTTTTTTGTAATCCAAGACCAACTTTATTAATGGCTTTAACATCACTAGGCTTTCCAGCACCGCTGGCTACCAATTTTCTAATCATTTTGTATTTCAGTTCCATTGATAATTTTTTAGGATCAACTCCAGCTGGTACAAGTTTTTTATATTGGGGTTTCAATCCAGTTTTTCCAAACAATGCCGCTTCTATATTTTTACCCAATGACCCCTTATCGTTGTTGATAATGGACATTTGATCTTTAAATGGCAATTCTTCCAATCTTTGTGCAATTGGAACGGCCTGATTATTGTAATTCTTTTCAACCTCATCCATTTTGGTGGAGTATTCATCCACGATTTTTTTGGAATTATCCTTTTCTTCTCTGGATAATCCACCCTGTGCATCAATGGCATCTTTGTAATTATCACCTTCTTTTGCTAATGTTGAATTATCTTGAATATCACCAGTCGATGTTTTATCCGAATGGAATTGTATTAATAAATTTCCTTTTTCATCCGAAACAAAGGTGGCCGTATCAGATGGATTTGCACCACCACCACCAGCTTTGACAAAGACAATGGCATCGTCTTTTGAAACTTTCTGCCCACTTGGCAACAATACACTTCTGGCATTTTCCACACTCGCCACCTGTGCAGCCAATGATTGGTTTGCTCCATAAAATGTGTCAACTCGTTTGGATTTTCCAAACGCCCCCTCTTTTTGTAAATTGGCTACTCTAGATATGGTATTTGTGTATTTTTTCTTGGCAGATCGAGCCGATACCAAACATTTTGTATAGTACCCAATATTCTGTTCAGCGGCGGCGAATTCTTCTATAGCAGCTTTCATCACCTTTTTATCTCCACTTTTCTTAGCTTCCCTGACAGCTTTGGACGCCTGATCTTTTTTATCCCTCAATGGTTGTGGTATCTGGCTAGCGGGCATCGGAGTCTTTTTCTGTTCTTTAGACAATTTTGTCCCATGATATTTCTTATACATTTCCATGGCCAGTTCATCAGTTTTCATAGACGAATTTTTGGATAACATGTGTACGCCCTCACCAGATACAATTTCATTGAACATTGATCCCGCTCCACCAGGAGCTGGTTTGGAACCAGTTTCCTTTTCAAAATCACCATACCCATATTCGAATGCATCCAATTTAACTTGATTATCCCCCTCGGATGGGTCACCAGTTATCAAGCTATCCGATTCTTCTGGTTTTGATTCGGAATTGTCTTCGGATTCTCCCTCTTCATCGGAATTATCAGGTTCCCCAGTTTCGGTGTTCCCCCTGTAATATTTACCACCTTTAGGACCAGTCTTAACTTGAGCACCCGCTGGTGCTTCTTTATCTTGAATATACACTTTACCAATCGCTTCATTGGCGGGTGTCGTATTTTTAAGGTTGGTAATAAATTCATTAATTGTAGGCATATTCCAATCCCACTCTGTTAAAATGTCCCGCAGTGCCATCTGGTGGCCGAAATCATGTGGATTCGGTGTCCCATTATTTACTCTGTATGCCCATTCATTTACCAAAGCATCTAAATATTCTTCTGGATTGTAGTCAAAACTCATTATATTTTCTCCATTTTTGTTCGTCTATAAATATTACACAAAATAATTATCTATGTTTTTCATTTCAAAATAATTTACACCCATATCTGTCGTAACCAATTTCCCGTAGCTTTCCAGCACATTTTTAATGTCAATCAGTAATTCCTTACCGTCAGTCGCATTAAAATCGAAAAGTAGTGAATCATAAGTGTAAAGTATAATCCTAGTTTTCGATCTATCCAACAAAATTTTAATTTGATTCAAGTATTTGTGAACATCTTCGAACTCCAACAATTGTAACATATAATTGAATAACTTTTGCGGATTCATGTTTTTTAGATTATTCTTATATATCGTTTTTCCGCTCACAGGTGACACTACATTGCCCATCTTGTACTCTGCCCACAGCTTCCATATATACATATTAACTTGTTTAAAAAAGTCGATTTTTTCGAACTCTTTGTCAATTCCACCATACAATAATTGAAATGTGATACCCTTGCCCTCTTTATATTGCTCTGGGGTTAGGTCGGTGGCGCCATAGTATATTTTACCCAAATACGCGTGGGGTGATTCTGGAAATTTAAACCCTATCAAATCGGCAATAATATACAAGTGATTCCCGCTGAAGTCGAATTCAATCAAATATCCATTTTTACCATGCCTACTAACATATTTTTTTCTAGTCTCATCAGACTTATTTAGTGCCGCATAATTAGTACCACCCCAAGCATTGGATGGTCGACCTGTACTGGTAAACATATTGTAATTTGAGTATGCCATGCTATCCGTAGTCCTGAGCCCCGCGGTTTCTATGTACCCCATATTTTCTATGTATTCATCATTATACAATTCATTGATTGGGATGAATGTCCACAGCTCCAGCTCGGCCGCCAATTTCCGGCAATATTCCAAGTGCTTCAGGATTGGGATTATTGAATTGAGATTGGATTTTCTGTAATGCCTTACGTGAAAAAACTGATGTGCTGGAGTGGTAATTTTATCCACAAGCAAAGGTTTGTTAGTAGTCAAATAATATGCCACATTGACATCCACCACATTCTCGAATTTATAGATGTGGTTCAATTCCTTTTTATCATATACATATTTACGCTGACCAGTTTCCAATGTGGCCAAAGCCTCATAGGGGAGGTTCAATGATTCCGTATGATCGAACGCCAGGATAGCGTCCTCGTTGTCACCAACTATTTTAATATACAAAGTACATAGTTGATTCTGCAAAGGGTGTTGTTTTGTATATTAAAATAGTTGGTGAC